CGGATGTGCCCAGAGATGGCATCCTCAGTGAGGCGTTACGAACAAGATATGAATGTACCACTGCAAGCGTTGGCGGCTCGACAGATGTCGGGTTTTAACGCGGCATGTGGTATGACTTGCGGTAGACCGCATGTGATTTCAGCTCTCGAGAATGTTTATGGATCTAAAACAAGGAGAGTGATGATGTCGCATGCACGACCTACCGATCGAGTCACTCCGGCGCTAAAAGAAGTTTTGTCCCATTTACCTGATACATTGCATATGATGTATGAGGCGTGGGGCTTGACGGACAAAATCGGAAAGCAGGTGCCGGACATATCAGCGCAAAAGTGTGACGGAATGTATTTGGGATCCTCTGCAGGATCTTATTGGGAAGGAGGAAAGAAAGTTGTAGTGCTACAAGATGACGATGAAACGTTAATAGAATTACATATAAAGATGGGGCAAAAGAAGATACACAGTCATCATGCTGTGATGGAGGTGGTAAGAGAGCATATAGTAGAAGGAAAACCGCTACCAACCTCCATAAGCACTACAGGTACCAAAAATGAACACTATCATTCATATGGAGAAAAACAACAAAATGCTTCCACATACGCAAAATGGTTAGATAAAGAGCGCACATATGAGATAGTAGATGAGATCACTGTTATCGAGGAGATGATAACTCAAGCAGCAAGAGTTAGGATGGAGAAAACCCCCAAGAGTGGGATAGCAGTGGGATTTAAACAATCACGTGGAGGGATGGCAAAAATGGTAGAATTTATGAGAGCTATATACGGAGAAGAGTGGAGAAAGAGGTTTTCTGACGGGGACTTCAATAAGTTAGATCAAAATATCCACTATATCTTTTTGCAAATATGTTACACGCTAGGAGGATTGGCGTATGACAAAAATCATCCCGATTATGATTTGATGATGAAAATAATACACGAGAGTGCAAAGAACATATCTGTCAGGCTTGTTAGGTTCTTTCACAAATTATGGGCGATAATAGTAGGAAAAATGCCCTCAGGAACGTGGTTGACAAGTCATGGGGATTCTTGGATTGTATGTTTATGGTTTTATTTGTTCATATTTATGGAATTATTGCAAATGAAGGAGGAAGAGCGAGCCGAAGCCTATGAGGACGCCGTCACTGGACTTATAGCATTTAAGGCGTATGGTGATGACACGAATACAGCCGCAGATAGAGGATTTAAATCTTTGCGGTTTAATTTTGAGGCATTCACTGAATGGACTGAGAAAATGCTACAGGTAACAGCGAGAGACATAAGGTCGGACATAGAACTCTGTACATACCCAACTTCCGGAGGACGAAGAGGAAATGATAGTTTGGTGTTTCTAAAGCTTTATTACATGCGAAACAGAAGGACTGCACAAGAAGTCCCATATGTTCCGTATCGAGCTATAGAAGAATATCAAATGCGAGCG